TGCGGCTGCAATAGATGCATTCCATTTAATCTGCGTTAGATGTTCGCCATACAACATGCTTGCATAGCAAATGCCGATTGCAACCAAGACGGCCCATATTTGCCAAGGCAACTTAGATAAAAATCCACTCAGCCACTTAAGCGCAAAAATAATGATTGTCATGGTGTATCCGTCCTTGCTTTGAATGCGACGCCTGCTGCTAGTGCGGTAAGACCACCCATGAGCCCACCGAAGCCAATACCAAACTGCACAGCGTCAAAATGCTCTGTGTGGATCGTGGTAAATATCGTGCAGCCGATAAATGTCGGGATGCCGCTTCCGGCCAGCGCAGCACCGGCTACGCGGAATGGACAAAAGCTGGAGCCGTTGTTTTCCGTTAGGCAATCGTGAACCATCTTTTTTAGAATCGCGATCATAAGTCCACCTTGTCGAATTTAGACATGGCGTGTGATCGCATCGTCGCGATCAACTTATCTGCGTACTTTGGATCGGTCGCATAGCCAGCATCAGCGATTGCCTTAGCAAATGCCTCACCATCGTCGCAATGCATAAATGCGGGTAAATACCGTTTGTTCTGATGAAAAAATGCAGCGTGATCGTCGAGGCACTCCTGCCAAGAATCGTATTTTCTCCAGCGCGCGGATACCCTCACCGGCTTGCCATCGTCGTATTCAGTCGTCGGCAATGTCAGCGTCGCGCCATTCCAACTTGCATCAGCTTTGACGCCGAATAGATTAAATCCGGTCGTCGCTAATTTTGATGCTCCCCAAGATGATTCAAGCGCTGCTTGCGCAATCACAAAACTAGCTGGTACTTTGGTGGTCAGCATGGATGCTTGAGCAGCCGGTGCGATCATCGCAATGAAATATGTTGGTTTCATTACTCCCCCAACTTCGGCCACTTGCCGTGCCAAATTGCTGCTATAGCCGCAGCGATTAAAATGAATGGATAAACGAACGTGACGACTTTGCGGAAATTTCGACCTAACCATGCAAAAACACTGACGCCTGTTTTTGCGCTTTTGAAAATTGAAACCAACTCTGCGGTTGCTTCAATATTTTTTTTAGTCAATTCAGTGTTATTTTTCAATTCATTTTTTAACTGAATGAATTTTTCATCACCGATTCTTAGTTGGTCGTCAACAAACTCTCTGAACTGTTGATCACTCATCGTTAAAATTTTCTCCCTTCGGTCATCCATCAATTTGCCTCCGGTGCAAAAACAAAATCGGCGCGCTGTTCGCGCTGCATAATCCAGATCGGATAAGGCAGGAAATGAATGCCGTGATTTTTGCCACGATGGTGCAACTCGCAGAGCACAACCATGTTGTATTCAGAATCAATAAAGTCACTTGCCTCACTGAAGGTGGACCAAGGGAAGTTCGGATGAAGTACGCGCATTTTGTCCCAGTCAATACCGTCCGAATCCGCCCATTCGGCGTGGAAGTGATGGACTTCGCGCTTCTCTTTTGTTCCGCAGCACCAGCACGGCGTATCAAGTACATTGATCAGGTGATGCTTGGTTCTACGGAACAGTGTTGACTCGGTGCGCGGAGGATGATCTGGATAAAAAATGTCGATCGCTATCGTTTCTTTCAGCTCGTGCTCGTTAGCTGGCATGTAATCTCCGGACGTAAAAAAACCCGCCGAAGCGGGTGATTGATGAGGACGTTTATTTATGCGACTGACTTTTCCGTCGCATTCGCTAGGCAGTGCCCAGCGCCGAAAAAATAGTCAATCACCGGTGCCACGATCTTTGCCCATCGCCTACCATCCAACAATGCGTTGCCGGTACGCTCAGAGATCGTCACCGTCGGCAAACCACCAAACAAAGCATTGCCGCAAGAATCAATCGCCACCGCCATGCTTAACGCGCGTTCTGCAGATCCGATCAGCAATTGGCACAGCATCATGAATAGCAGAAATGGCATAACCACATTGCAGACTAGCCAGATCAAGAATAGCTTGCGGCGGTTCATGGCGTTGCCCAGACAATCGCTTTGACACCAGTCACCGTAGTGGCGGTTGCAATTTTTGACTTTAGCGAAACCTTCTTTGCAAAAGCAGTTTGGCCTTGCGCTAACATCGCGGCAGCTAGCCCTTGAAGTTGAGCAAATGTCATAGGTACTTCAGCATTATTCGCATCGAGCCAAAAGAAACCGTTTGGTACTGAGCCAGCAACCAACGATTTTGTCAGCACATTTTGACTATAGTCGTCTGCTTGGAAGGTGCTTCCCAGGTATTCAACTGGCAATTGGATAGCTTGTTGATAGGCGCTTTCTATCGCGTCGCTTTGTGACGCTTGAACTTGTGCAAAAGTTGGCGGGGGCGGCCACCCGCCCGTAACTTCCTCTAACACCTGCTGGATAGCGTTCTGGATGAACGGCGCTTGAGAATCGTCGCTTTCGTCGTACCCGAATACCTGACCTTGGTCTTTAAAATATCGCATGATTTATTTCCTATTATCTAAATTCAGACCAGCGATATAACGTCGCGCCGCCATTCAAAGAATATGTAGCCCCGGCAGGCACTAAGACAACCTGCGATGTATTAAAAGGCCCCGTTGTAGTGGCGATTACTCCTCCCACAACAAAGTCCGTGTTTACTGCATTTGTTGAACTTGCGCTCACTAAAATCGGTCGACCTGTGGTGTTTGTGTATGTCGTGTTATAGGCTCGACTTCCAGTAACGACTTGCCATGATTGACCCATTCCAAGAGACTGGTCGTAACGGACTGCATGCGCCGCTGCAGTTGCAGTAGCTACACTAAACACTTGCGACGCTAGCCCAGCTAGTGCTGCATAGCGCACATCGGCTGCTGATTGCGTCAATGCTTGCGACGCAACTAAAGAAGTGATAAAAAATTTATTAGATGTAGCGTCATATACAGCAGTAACGATTACACCAGTGGGCAAATCGCCAGCAATTAAATCTGAACCAACATCATTGCAAAGAGCAATTGCCGATAGCCCACTCAATGACAATGTGCAGGCGTCAGTATTCAATATCAGATTTTTAAAACGTACTGTATATCCGTCGGGATATGAGGTGATAGCAGGATCGACAGCGACAGCTTTTGCGTTGGCTGTTCCGGTATCTAATGCGTAATTTCCACTCTGCGCGTCAATCAAATATTCAATTGCTGATAAAACTTGATTACGAGTCGTTTTGGATGGCGTGAGTCCGCCAGCAACCACGATCGCACGTAGTTCTTCTTGTATCGAATTGAGCCATGATGCGCGTACAAGCGTCGCAGGCGTAACGCCTGGAGTCCCTTCAGTAAAGTACCCTTCGGTGCCAGCTGATTCGGGTGTCGGCAGCGTAGTCGCCGCAGTTGCGTCATCAATACGAAACATGTATTACCTCTTAGATGTATTCAAAAAAAACAGTGGTGTGCGCTGGCGCGATTGCCTCTAACTCACACTCCAGAACGGTGTTGCCAATAGTCGATAACGGCTCACCTGCTGATGACTGACCCGCACGAAAATCATGTGAAGTGTTTAATGGTGTGTTGACGCGCCATGCAAAAGCCCACTCCTCTCCACAACAAGGGTCGCCGGCGCGCAACATGCCGGCTCTCGCTGGTTTGTATTGCGTAATCTCGATGTCATAACCAAGATTTTTGGCGTACTGGATGATGTAAGGAACCGATTGACCGCCTTGTCCGGCGAAACGCGCAACAACTTGTGCGCGTCTTACCTGTAACGTAGGCCCAACACCAGCACATGGATCAGGTAGACCTAATGCAGATTCCCACTCCGGCAGGAGTTCGTAGGTCGTTAGTGGAAACGCATCTACCAATAATTGATTTGCGCGATTTGTGTGTCTCTCATAAACGGGTGACAGTCCACTCAATGCTTGCGTCATACCTGCATCGCCCTCACGGGGCCAGACGCGACCGCGGGGCATCAGCGTTTGTAGCGCAGCGAGAAAATCGGCTGCAGTGTAAAAAGGCGCACTCATTGATCAAGTCCAGGTAATCGTGCCGACGGTAGGTAATGTGCCGGCTGTATTGGTGATGTCTCCCGATGGGATGGTGATGACAAAATTCGAAATACCGGAGACGCTTGCAATAGCCGTCCAGACATAGACAATCGGCACAGTGCCGCCCTTGGCATTTCCCTCGCGAAGGAATACATCTGCGATTGCGGCTGTGGCAGCGTCTCTTTGCCCTGATGGAATACCGCTAATCGTGAAATCGATTGCTGCGGCTGTGGGTGCTATAACAGAAACCAGTGCAGTGACTGGTTGCAGTGGATAGAGGTAATCGGCAATTGCCAATTGATCTCCGGTAGCGGCGGTGCCGCGCGTTTCATCTGTGGCGACACCATCATCACCTTGTGGAAAACCGCCATGATCAGCCTCACTCACATCAAACATTACGTAAATAACGACGGTGCCAGCACCATTAGCATTGCGTGCGCACCAAGCACGCGTACAACCAGGAACAGCCAGCGCCCAATCGATATAATCTGTTTCGGCGCCACCTTGCGCTTGGCTTTGATAGGCTTCCAACATACGACTGCGTAGAGAATCATCCAGCTCAAGATCAGCGCCGCCAGTAAATTCTGTTGTAACAAGACCGTTAGATTGAATGCCATCGACTGCTTGGTTGATCGTGAAGTTGACACCGATATCGGTATTGCCAAATGCACCGGTTTTTCCGGTAAGGTCAGCATCAATCGCAACCGGCGTTATCAACACACCACCGGACACTGTACTGTCCGCAGTGGTTTTACCAGTGACGCCGTCACCGCGTACGACAGCCGAGCCAGACGGCAAAAATCTGCCATTGGTACCTTGAAAAGTGATGCCGCCACTTGCTGATGTTGCTGGCTTACGAAAAACATCTTTCAGCGCAGCCCAAGCCTCGAGAAACTCTTCCGTCGCGGTGAATGGATTGGACTGCTTAGCGATCCAATCCAAATAACCGTAATGTAGGTTTGCCAAATTGGCTTGCGCTACACCGGTGATGTTGAGATTAGAAAACCGAAGCAGCGCATCTGAACCTTGTAGCGCCGATGCAATGTCTTGCGCTACTTGATTACGTAACGTGGTGAGCGTTGGTCTGGAAAATGGCATCTCAGTTAATCGCTTTCCATACCCAACTAAAATTCATTGGGATTGTTGTTCCATCGTTTTTGTGTGCTACCACCTGAGCGCCGAGCATGGAAGCACGCGTCCATTCCGTCAGCACATCAAAACTGCCGACGACGCCATCATCAATGAGCCATTGCAATGCCTCATTGATGTAATCGTTTGCTGCTTGCAGCGTGGTAGCGTCTTGTTTAGCGCGATCCAATAACCAAATACGTGAGCCGATCTTGTAGTCCTGCCCTAAATCGCCAACCCATCCACGTGGATCGGTTGTGCCGTCAGGAATCACATCATCTGGATTGGCCTCACGATCAGTGAAGAGACTGATCAAGATGGTGGTTTCCAGATCGTTGCCGGTCTGCAGGAGCACACCATCTAGCTGCCAATCGCCACGACCGAGATCGCGGTTCCAAACGGTGGTGGTATCGCTCATTACTTATCCAAAAAAAAGCCCGCATTTTGCGGGCTTTGGGTTGTGCTGACGTCTTCGTTATTGCAATTGATTTGGCGCGTCGCTTGTAACTGTGCTGCTGCCGGATTGAACACCCGATACCGGATGATCGTGCTCATTAAATATCTGACGCATCTCTGCCATCGTGCGACTGTTCGTACCACTCTGGTCAATGATGTCGCCGGTTACTTTCAACAGTGGCGTGTTGAAATCGATCTCTGCTGATGCATTGATCGTTACTTTTGGTGTGTTATTGATCGTTATCGGTAACCCGGCGCTCTCCACTACGATGCCGTTTTTAGTTAAATAAATTGATTGCCCTCGGCTGTCGTAAATCGCTGTCTCACCCGATGCAAGATTGCGCATTCGATACGTTTGGTTTCCCACCGTAACGATAATGCCGTTCTTTCGATTACCACCGAGGAAGGATGCAAATACATCCGATCCTGTCGGCGGGTTGGATGTAAATCCAAAATCATGCGGCAGCGGCAGATTATCGATAACTTCCAGAGGCCCAAATCGCGCCTGTACCTTTTGTGCTGAGCCTGAATCATCCACAAACGTAATGCGCCCACGACCAAACGCCAGCATGATGCTGCGATAAATGCGTAGAATCACATCATTCATTGCGATGATGAGCCTGGTGGAATATCGGAAAAAGCAGGAAGAATGACGACAGGCTCAGGCAAGAATGCCTCGCGCGGCATGATTACCAAATCGCAAGTAGTGCCAGCCGCTAGTGATCTTTTGTAACTTACCTCACTAATTAACCATTTCGACGGTGGTAACTTAAGCGCAGGAAAATTTATCGGAACCAAAGTATTTGGCGTGTACAAAATACCAGCAGAATCGCGCCAACTATCAGTTGTTAAGCTGATCTGCGCCGATCTTCCAAATCGACGAGCAATCTCCCATTGAGCACGCTTTTTCGCAATAGCGAAACCACTATCACCAGATTCAGCAATGATGATATTTCTACGATGTCGTCGTACGCCATTATCAGTGACAGTTGCAATAAGATTGCCGTCTTCACCAGCATCCAGAAACATGTCTACCGATTGTATAAATGCTTTTACTTCCGAATAGCGCTGATCAATTGCATATGTCAGTGATGCACTTTGCGCATTTACCCCTTGTTCGAAACCACTAGCAGCCTCTGCAGATCCTGCTCTTGTCAAAAAAAGATTGCCGTCCGGTTCGTCGTAAACAAGCAAAGCGGCGAGTCTGCACACTCGCTCAATAATCTCGAATGGCGTTTCACCCAACATTAAATTAAATTGGGGGATAACAGGCCCAACATCCGCAACATCAGTGCTTACTAAAATCGGATTTGGTGGTGTGCCATCCGAAAAAATTCCATATGGCTGAGCCAACTTCTGAGCGATCGCCAACACACTAGAGCCACTAATCTGACCGCCAGGCCATTCCGCTGAGCAATCTACCAAGTCAGCGCATTTGCTACGCCCAGATACCATGATCGAATGAGAGCCTTTATCATACGAAGGAACCAAACGATCCACGTAACCAGTAATGACAAGATCATTGCCTAGTTTTACTTCACAAGCATCGCCAGGCTGAATAACGAATGCGGAAGCTTCATCTGGGTACAACTCCGTCATTTCCACTTCAAAATCGCTTGGGCATCTTTCAATTCCACGCGTCACACGAATTTCTGTCCACCCAGAATATAGATGGCCGCCAACTGTTAAGGTTAAATCATCAGACATTCTTATTTCTCCTGCATAATCAAAATATATGCAATGTGTTAATCCAATTAAAAGATAAAGGAGTTCGCTATATGAAAGTCGCACTACCCATCGCATTTTTTATTGCGCTAATCCCATCTTTAGTTGCGGCAAAATGTCATTTTCGAATTGAAGCTGCAATTGTTTGCACAGACCCAAAAAATGCCGCAATAGCATTTAATAGATTCGGATATGACGTCACGAAAATAGAGAAAACTTATAACGTTGAAATCCTGCATGAAGCTGAATGTGGCATACCATATAAAAAAACATTCAAAACAGATAAAATTGAATTATCAGCTAACGGGAAGGTCGCCCTTCCCAAGGGTTGGGCTCACGTAGCAAGAATTATTGTCAACAATCGAGATATTTATTACATCGCATCAGAATATATTGATGGAACTTGTAAAAAATTCACGCCCGAGACAATACAAATGAACCGTCCAGTCCTTGGTGGTAATTAATCATTAAATTCATTTATTAATTTGATAATGCTTTGAACGATAGCGGCATAAATGCGGGATGCCGTGGATTGGCCTGAATCACTAACTCATCCGCCCTACTAGGGTCTCGGTACAATCGTTGTGCCAACACTGAGGCTGGGAGCGAACGAGTTACTGAAATAGTCGTTATCGATGCCAAAGCGGCGCCACGTGTCGACATATCTTTGACGACTGCAGAGCGCATTGCCCGCAATGCATTGAACGTATCATCCTGCCCATCATCGCCTGCGATCGTGATTTCCGCATCGAGCACAGCACATACCTGTGCCTGTATAGCTGCAGCATCATCCGCTGAAGCTGGCTGATAGGTAGATGATGCCCGTGCAAGTGCTGCTGCAGCAGCGCGGCGAAACAAATCACCCATAGCGCTTTGCATCGCGCCCATCGCATTGCCAATTGGCGTATCGGAAGTTGGGTCATTCGGCGTAAAGTCAGCTAGGCTTGAGATCAACCTAATTGCATCCGCAGGATTGACGGATGATGCCAGTGTCGCTGAAGCCAAAACTTGCGCTGAGGATGCAATATCAGCAGGATTTAATGCGGCTGCATTGTTTGTCAGTGATGTACCTGCAGTAGCAACGCTGGCGCGATTAGCCGAACCTTGCGCAACTAAATCTGCAGTCGTATTAGTTGAAGTTGTGCTTTTTGGTGAGCCAGTCAAACCACCGACTGTACGGCCACCCGCGTAACGCCCGCTGTTGCCACCAAGTGAACTAACCATATTCAACAGATTGGTTGCATCATTCGATAATCGCTGCGCCTTGCGTTGCCAAGCCATCGCCGTGCTAACAG